TCCCCTTCCTCCCTTGACGCGGCCGGTCTTTCGGAGATCTCCAGGGGTTATTTTTGGGACGCGAATTGAGGAGAAGTACAATGAAGAAATTTACTATGGTTATTGTGATAATTTTATATGTGTTATTTGGGGTTTTGGCTCTTACTATATTTGATCATTACCATCCAATTAGTGATCAAACGTGGTTAGAACCTAACCGAAACGCTGGGCAAAGTATATAGAAGGGATGATTTGTTATGAAAGATCGTTACAAAGACCCTGATACTATCGAGCAAGAGATGATAGGCCTGGCTGTAGAGCAAGCTAAAGAGCAACTCAAGAACAAAACAGCTCCAGCTTCTACTGTAAATTACTATCTTAAGTTGGCTTCTAGTCGTGAGCGCATTGAACGTGACATGATGAAGAACCAAATGGCATTACTTAAAGCCAAAGCCGACAACATAGAAGAAGGTAGAAGTGAGAAGCAGGCATATTTGGATGCTATCGAGGCTATCAAGTCTTATGGCTCAAAGTCCTACAATTAAAACTTACAATGAACTTATAACACTTGAGTCATTTGATGAGAGGCTTGCATATTTGCAGACTTACGGGCATAATCCATCTAATGCTGAAAGGGCACTTATGAATAAGTTTTATACTTCTGATATTTGGCGTAGAGTTAGAGAAGATGTTATAACTAGAGATTTAGCTTGTGACATGGCTCTGGGTGATTTTATTATAGATCCGGATAAGGATACGATTCTAGTTCATCATATTATGCCAATTACTTTAGAAGATGTGGAGAATTTCAGTCCTAAGCTCACAGATATGAATAATTTAGTGACTGTATCATTGTCTACACATAACCTAATTCATTTTTATAAAGAAAGCACAAACCAGTATGTAGAACGTAAGCCCGGCGACACTCTACTATGGTATGAAGACATGAGGTGATTAGATGGTATTAAATGATGATCCTAATACGAAAGTATTGGATGATATTTTTGCATCGTTGGGCCCATTCGTAAGTTATGAAGACTTTAAAGGTCAAGTAATGGGCTTTATCGATATGAGTTTATTGCCGTTGACGCAGGTTGGTGCAGTACCGGATTTGTTGCAACCGATCTCCGAGAATACAACTTGGGCAGACATTATTAATGATCCTCCTATAAATCAGTATAATGTTATTTACGCTATTAAGACTTACATATACATCAATGTTAAGTTAATGCTGGACCCACCTGCTGCATCGGTAATAAATGTTTTTGAGAAGAGAGCTGGCGAGATGATTTGGAGAATACGTTCAGCTTATGAATCCGACGATATTGTCGAGGAGGTTTGATATGACTGATACATTAGAACATCATGGCGTCAAAGGAATGAAGTGGGGTGTACGAAAAGATCGTAAGAAAGCCTCCGACATGACTGACGAGGAGTTAAATACGGCTATCAGTAGAAAGCGTTTGGAGAATGACTATAACAAGCTATATTCTCCAGTAAGTTCTACATTTAAGAATAAATTATTAGGTGCTGCAGCAGGTGCCGCCGCTGCTGCCTCTGTAGCTATTGTTAAAAAGTATGGTAAAAAGTACTTAGGTAAGGCAGTGACTTATGTCATTGGAGGTATAGTATGAGTAATACATTAGAACATCATGGCGTCAAAGGAATGAAGTGGGGTATACGAAAAGATCGTAAACCAAAACAGCGTAGTGTCAGAAAGATGAATACTGCTTATAAAATCGAATCTTATACTATGGCTGAGGATATTAAAAAGCATGGTCCATCGCATCTGATGATTCGGGATGAGAATGATGGCTCCGTCCATTTAGTTCGAGGATACCAGTCTGGCGGTGATAAAAAAGCCGCGGTTAAGTTTCTTAAAGACTCTAAGAAGAGTTTACAATGGTATCTCGATAATGTTGACGATGCAAGAGGTTCTAATCGTAAGAAGGACAAATTGCGTAAAAATGTTACTTCAGATATTAAATTATTGAATGAAATGATCGCTGAAGCAGCAACAACAAAGACTTTTGATGAGATACTTGACGGTTATGTAAATAGATAAGGAGATATATTTTATGTACAGGAAGACACTAACTTATACAAACTATAACGGAGAAGAGATCACTGAAGATTTATATTTTCATTTAAATCAGCGTGACTTGATTAAGATTACAGCCAAATTTGCAAAAGGTATTAAAAACGCTGAAGATGTAGATTTAACAAGTATATCTCAACAGATTCTACAGGAGGGCGATTGGCCTAGAGTTGTAGAATTGTTGGAAGAATGTATCCTAGGAGCTTATGGTGTTCGTACTCCAGATGGACAACAGTTTATTAAATCTAAAGAAGTGCGTGATAACTTTGAATATTCGATTGCATATGCTGAAATGTTTGACCAATTATTGTCAGACCCAAAAGAAATGCAGGCGTTTATGAAAAATGTAGTAGATTCAAAAAGTTCTAATTCAAATGTAACTGCGGTTTTAAGTTAATATAACAAATGCTATCGAACACAGCTGTACCTATTGAGTACGGCAAATTTAGAGATGCAGTTTGCCGCGGACAAATACCTGTAAATGAAATGATTTCGTTGCAGATGAATCGTATTGATGCTCGTATACGAAGTCGTGATTATTACTATGATGATGAAGCCATTAAGGGATTCTGTGATTTTTGTGAAAACGAGATGACTTTGATGGATGGTTCGCCACTAACTTTATTGCCCAGTTTCCGTTTATGGGCTGAAGATCTTTTAGCTTGGTTCTATTACCGAGAGGAGAGGTACTATGACCAAAAGCATAAACGATTTAAAACTAGGCGAGTCTTAAGACGATTAACTAATATACAGTATTTAATTGTAGCTCGTGGTGCAGCTAAATCAATGTATGCAGCGTTTATACAAGCATACTATTTGTTCGTTGACACAAGTTCAACACAACAGATAACTGTTGCACCAACAAAGTTACAAGCTGATGAAGTATTATCACCAATACGAATCGCTTTAACTAGACATCCTGGACCACTATTTAAGTTTCTTACTAGTGGAAATAAATTATCAACAAATGAAGTTACTAAGCAAAAAGCTGCTTCAACTAAAAGAGGTATCGAAAACTTCCTTACAAGGTCTTTATTGGAAATTCGTACCATGAGTATTGATAAGATTCAGGGTGCTAGGTCAAAAGTAAATAGTGTGGATGAATGGCTATCAGGAGATGTTAAAGAAAACGTAATCGAAGCAATGGTTCAGAGCGCCGCGAAAGGTGACATTGATGATTATGTTGTTTTAGCAATTTCTTCAGAGGGTACAGTCCGTGATGGAGTAGGCGATACAATCAAAATGGAATTGATTGATATACTTCGTGGCAACATTGAGGATGAACACGTATCTATCTGGTATTATAGAATGGACAACGTGCGAGAAATTAAGTATCCTGAACTATGGATTAAAGCAAATCCTAATTTAGGAGCTACTGTAAGTTATGAAACTTATGAGAGAGATGTTGTCAAGGCAGAAAAAGTTCCTGCTAAAAGGAATGATATTTTAGCTAAACGATTTGGTATCCCAGTTGAAGGATACACCTACTTCTTTACATATGAAGAGACTCTATGTCATGGACGACAGAACTTTGATAACATGGAATGTAGTATGGGAGCTGACCTTTCACAAGGAGACGACTTCTGTGCATTCACATTCTTGTTCCCATTAGGTCGTGGTCGCTATGGAGTTAAAACCAGAGCCTACGTTTGTGAGAATAAGGTGTTTAAATTGCCTAAAGCTTTACAAGACAAGTATCAAACTTTCGTCGATGAAGGCACTTTAGTGATCATTAGGCGAAGTGTATTGCAAATGATGGAAGTATACGACGACTTGGATGAGTTCATCTTAAAGCATCAGTATACAGTGACATCATTTGGTTATGATGCTTACAACTCTGAGGCATTTATTAATCGCTGGTGTACAGAGAATGGCGATTATGGGGTAACAAGAGTTATCCAAGGTGCTAGAACCGAGTCAGTACCGTTAGGAGAACTTAAGAAGTTAGCCGAAGACAGGTGTTTGATATTTGATGAGGAACTTATGAAATTTGCAATGGGTAACTCAATAGTCATTGAAGATAACAATGGTAACTATAAGTTATCAAAGAAACGTTCACAAGAAAAGATTGATAATGTTTCAGCTTTGATGGATGCTTGGGTTGCTTATAGACGTAGTCAGGAGGATTATAGCGAGTAACATGAAGATACGAGAGAGATTCGCTAACGCTTGGAATGCCTTCCGATACGAAAACAGTCAAAATGGTTATGTTACTGAATCAGAACCGTACAGTGTTATGACAACTAATCGCAATACTAATATTGTTAAAGGTTCAGTAGCTAATATGGCATACACCAAAATAGCAATCGATGTATCTATGGTGGAATTTAAGCATATAAAAATTGATGGAGATCCAAAGACTGAGAACGAAATGAAGAGTCGATTAAATGATTGTTTAAAAATTAGTTCAAACTTGGATCAAACGCCATCAGACTTTTTTCATGATTTAGTATATTCAATGCTTGATGAAGGTGTTGTTGCTATAGTTCCTGTAGATACGCTAGAAAACCCTTTTGTTACAGATGGGTTTGACGTCTGTTCAATGAGGGTTGGAAAGATTACTGAATGGAATGCCTCAAGCGTTAGAATAGATTGTTATAACGAAATAACAGGTAAAATTGAAAACATTAGGATGAATAAGGCTGATGTGCCAATTATTGAAAACCCTTTTTATGCGGTATGTAATGCGGAGAACTCAACTTTGAAAAGGTTAATGAGAAAGATGGAACAGTTGGATAGGATTGATGAGCGTATAGCTAGTAAAAAGTTAGACATCATCATGCAATTGCCTTATGCAGTTAAGACAGACCAACGTAAGGAGGAAGCTGAACGACGCATAAAATCACTTTCAGACCAATTGGCTAACAGTGATTTGGGTATTGGATACATTGACGCAACAGAAAAGATTACGCAGTTGAACCGTCCTGTAGAATCCTCATTGGTTCAAGAAATCTCGGATCTACAGACTGAGTTCTTTAACCAGTTAGGATTAACGAAATCTGTCTTTGACGGAACTGCTACTGAACAGGAATTGAGATCATATTACACTAGAACAATTGGTGCAATATGTGAGAGAATTAGACAGGCTTTTGTACGTTGTTGGCTAACCAAGACAGCTCGTACACAAGGTCAAGACATTATTTATTACATGGATCCATTCAAAATGGTTCCAATTAGTATAATAGCATCGTTAGCAGATACACTGAGACGAAATGCTATTTACTCCACAAATGAAATCAGAAAAGGTATGGGTGCCCCACGCTCAGATGACCCTAGAGCTGATGAGCTGTTTAATCCGAATATAGCTGATAAGAACCAAAATGTCAGCGGAGCAACATCTCCATTATCAATTCCAGGGACAGAACTGAACAATCAGGCATCTATGAAAGGAGAACCGAATGAGAACTAGTAAAGATTACGATTTCGCAGGATGGGTCACTAAGAATGACCTACTGTGTACAGATGGAGTTGTAATTCGTCACGGTGCATTCGCTGATTGTGACAAAAAGCAAGTACCACTAGTTTGGGATCATGAGCGTAAAGACCTTTCTAATATTTTAGGACATGTGGTTCTAGAGCATAGAGACAAAGGAACTTACGGTTATGGATATTTCAACAATAGTGAGAAAGCATTAATGGCTAAGGAATTAGTGCAGCACGAAGATATTACAGCTATGTCTATTGCTGCTAACCGAATCAAACGTAGAAACGGAAGAGATGTTATTCATGGTAACATTTATGAAGTTAGTTTGGTTATCGGTGGGGCTAACCCAGGAGCAGTTATTGATTCTGTGATCAAACACTCAGATGATCCAGATGGTGAAGATGAAGAAACAGCAATCATTTATACAAATTGCATTCTTCATTCAGCAGAGCACCCAGATGACATGGATGAAGAAGAGGCTGATGATCTAGAGCATGCAGAAGATGAAGAGGACATTGAAAAGAATGTTAAAGCTGCTGCTAAAGATTTGGCTGATGCATTAACAGAAGAGCAAATGCAAGCTATCAAACAGCATATCGACGGTATGGGCCTTACAGGAGATAGTGCTGAAGAACTTATCCAGTCTATGAGTGATCAACAACTAGAAGATCTAGCTGATTTTGTTCTAGATCTAGTATCTGAGGAAGAGGAGGAAGAAGAAGTGAAACAAAACGTATTTAACAGCTCTGAGCAGAATGATACTTTAACGCATTCTGACTTGCTTGGAATTGTGTTAGAAGATATTGAAGAAACAGGTACATTGTCTAACGCATTCTTGAAGCACAAAGACGAAATGTTAGAGCATGGTATTACTAACATTGACGAATTATTAACTGTTGAAACTACTACTGGAGCACCAGGTTGGATTCGCCCAGAAGAACCTTCAATGGTTGACAAAATCTTGAGTTCTGTATATTCTACACCACGTAAAACTGTTAGAGGTCGTTGGGCAGATATTACAAGTAAAGAAGCTCGTGCTAGAGGTTATATTAAAGGAAACGAAAAGTTTGAAGAAGCATTCTCAACTTGGAACCGTGAAACATATCCTCAAACTATTTATAAGAAACAGAGTCTTGATAACGATGACATCAACGACATCACAGATTTCGATGTAGTTAACTGGTTGAAATCTGAAATGCGTGAAATGCTTCGTTATGAAATCGCTCGTTGTATCTTTATCCCAGATGGACGTTTAACTACATCCCCAGATAAAGTTAAAGAAGATAAAATTCGCCCTATTACAACTGATAAGGCAGAATTCGTTACATATATATATGATGTAACTGCTGCAAAATTCCTTGAAACAGCTCTTAAGAACAAAGCTAGTAACTATAAAGGTGCTAAAGGATTGCCATCATTATATATGGATGAACAATTGTTGATTGACATCCAGTTATTGAAAGCTGAAGATGGACGTTACCTATTCGGAGACATCTTATCTCGCGAAGCACTTGCTAGCAAATTAGGTGTTAAGGAAATTGTAACTCCAGACTTCTTGACAGGAACTGGAACAACTGTTATGGTTAACCTGAAAGATTATGAGTTGGCTTCTCCTAACAAAGGTAAGAACGAATACCATGAAGCTTTCGACATTGACTATAACAAACACAAATACCTGAATGAAGGTCGTATGGCAGGGGCATTAAACTGGCCTAAATCTGCTATCGTATTCACTACGAAATCTAAAACTGACTTTGACAGCATGAATAAAGGTCAGTAAAATTCAAAATGGCTAAATTCTCAGGGAAGTTGGGAATTGTTACCGATTATCAAGAATCAGTAGATGAGCCAGGAGTATACAATCCAGTTTATGAAGTAATAAACGTTGCTGGAGATGTACTGCATCAATACCAAAAGAATGATGCGGGTGAGAAGATCAATGATGATATTTCTTTCTCGCATCGTTTTAGTTTTTTAGCGTCACAGAGAATCCTATCAATGATTACAGGAGCTAAAACGGATGTTAACGGTATTACTTTAGCATATTTAGAATACTATGGAATTAAACTTAAGATTACAAACATAGAGATTAGTATGCCTCGTATCATCATTACTGTAGGAGGTCGGTATAATGTCTAGAAAAGATTTTCATTCAGAGTTGGAAAAACTTAATCGTGATAAATCTCTAGGATTGAAGAAGATTTATTATCAACCGCCGTCTAACATAAAGCTCGATTACCCTTGCTTGATTTACAGTGATTTACCTAAAACTATACGATACGCTAATAATCACTCCTATATTGATTATGATCACTATCAAGTAACGATAATTTCTAAGAATCCTAGTGATTTATATAAAAAAGTGTTAGTGAATAGTCTTCCGTTCACTAAAGATAGTAATACTTTTATTAGTGATAATCTCTATCATTATATTTTCGATTGCTATCACATTTCTTAAAGGAGGTTACGTAAATGCCACGTTTACAGTTTGATGCAGCAGGTGAAAAGATTTATCGTGCCGGTGTCAGTCAGTGTGTTTTATTTCCAGGAGCTCCTAAAAAAAGCACTGCAGGTATTGCATGGAATGGTATTACCAATATTACTGACTCGCCAGAGGGTGGAGAATCTAATGACCAGTATGCTGACAATATTAAATATGCCTCTCTAAGAGGTACTGAAAACTTTAAAGGTAGTATCGAAGCTTTGCATTTCCCTAAAGAGTTTGAACCTTGCATGGGTAAGAAAGCTGGTAAAGATGGTGTAGAAGGTTATTTCAACCTACAGAACAAAACGCCATTTAGTTTCGCATATATTAATTATGTCGGTAACGATACTGAAGGTCTTGAATATGGAAGCGAATTAAACATTGTTTGGAACTGTACAGTAGGACCAGTAGAAGTTTCTCATGACACATTAAATGATTCACCAGAAGCTACTACATTCTCTTGGGACTATGATGCTACACCTGTTTCAATTTCTAAATCAGGATTCCAGCCAACTTCTAAATTCAGTATTGTTAACACTGAAGAATCTGCAGCCGCTTATACTAAGATTTATAATGCATTATATGGTACTGACGAACCTGATGGAGCATCTGGATTGTTAATGCCTGACGATATTATCGCAATCTTAGATTCACCAGCAGGTTAGAAACGCTATAGGAGTATCTTTTAATTGAGGTACTCCTATCTTTTTATTCGGAGGTGTACAATGATCAAATTAAACATTGGGGAAACGACAGTATTTGATTCCGCAACCAGTCGATTCAAGACATTACCAGGAGGAACATTTCGATTTGAGAATTCTCTTAGTGCCATAGCTCGATGGGAGTCAAAATGGTTGATTCGATTCTTACCTAACATAAAGAAGCTTACAGCAGAGCAACTAATTGATTATTGTTACTGTATGTGTTTAGATGATAATTTTGATTATGCATATTTATCACCAGATGTAGTAACGATACTAATGAAATATATAAACACGCGGCATAGTGCAATAACATTTCATAGTCAAAAGAATACTAGCTCAAAAGGACGATTACCATATAGTAGTGAAGTGATTTATGCTCAGATGACAATAGCTAATATTCCTTTTGAGTGTGACAAATGGAACATTGAACGATTGCTTAATCTTATAAGATCAGTTGATGAAATAACTAAGCCGAAGAAACGAAAATCAGAGGCTAAAGCGGCAGATGAAGCCATTAAACTAAATCGCGAGATATTAGCAAAGAACAACACAAAGGGGTGATGCTTATGATAGTTAAGATTTCGAGTAAAGGAAACTTCGAATCTACAATACAATTGCTAAAGCAATGGGCCAACGTCAACCCTTCACCTCAACTTAAAAAGTGTGGTGAAATGTATGTTAAAGCTTTAAGCAACAACTCACCTAAAGATACTGGTGAATTAGCGGCAGGATGGGACTATACAGTATCAAATACTCCTTCTGGTGGTGAAGTAGATATTACTAATACAAGTCACGGAGAATGGCCTGAATTAATCCAAGGTTTGGAGTATGGACATGGAACCGGCACAGGAGGCTATGTACCAGGAACAAGATTCGTTTCAAAATCTGTAAGTGCTGTTGACGGTTCTGTATCAAGTGAGATTGAGAAGGTGATCACTAGTGCCAAGTAGACCAGTCGATGAGAAGATTGCTAAGCTTACATTAGATACTGATTCGTTTAAGAAGAAAGCAACCGAAGCTGTTAAATATATTTCAGAGATCAACAACAAGCTCAATGCAACAAATTCCGTCAAAATGGATAGTCTTGAGAAGAATGTTGAATCTATTTCAAACCGTTTTACATTAATGGGTAATATTGTTCAGAACGTATTTGGACGAATTGCCAATACTGTAGTAACATTAGGCTCTAACATATTTAGAGCGCTTAATGTCGAACCTTTATTACAGGGGTATAGTGAGTATGAACTGAAACTTAACTCAATTCAGACAATCATGGTTAATACTGGCGAGTCTATTGATGTTGTTTCAGCTGCATTGCAAGAATTGAATGAATACGCTGATAAAACCATATACTCATTCTCTGATATGACTCGTAATATTGGTTTATTTACTGCTGCAGGAGTTGACTTACAAACGTCTGTAACGTCAATTAAAGGTATCGCTAACCTAGCGGCAGGTATGGGAGTATCAAATGCTGAAGCTGCAAGAGCTACTTGGCAGTTATCACAGGCTTTAGGTACTGGATATGTACGTCTACAGGACTGGATGTCAGTTGAGAATGCAGGTTTAGGTGGCCAATACTTCCAAAAAGCACTGGTGGATCATGCCAATAAAGTTGGTACACTATCAATGTCTTATGAGGAATTAACTAAGAAATACGGTTCGTTCCGTGCTAGTTTAACTGAAGGTCAATGGTTAACTTCGGAGGTATTAGCTTCAACTTTAGAACAGTTTGCGAATGACCAGACACTTGTTGATGCAGCAACCAAGGTTAAATCATTCAGCCAGTTAATGGATACTACGAGGGAAGCCTTGGGATCTGGCTGGGCTCAGACATGGGAAATCTTATTTGGTAACATTGAGGAAGCTAAAGAGCTCTGGACCCCTATATCTAATGCTATTACAAGCTTTGTAGAGCGTTCTTCCGATGCAAGAAATAGATTTTTGCAGGAATGGAAGGACTTAGGTGGACTAGACAGTTTACTTCAAGGTCTTGCAAATTCATTCCAAGTACTGAAGAATATCGTTACGCCTATTCGTGATGCTTTAGGAAAACTTATTCCAGATGTTACACCTAAGAAATTTGCCGAGTTAACCAAATCATTCGAGGAATTTACCGGAGCACTTGCAAAAAGTGATTTTTCAGTAATAGGTGACATATTTGATGGTATTACAAAAGCCATTGATAAGGTTAAAGGTGCATTTAAGGAATTAATTGGAGCTTTTAACTTAGAAAACTTGTTAACTTTAGGTGGGGTTGCCGGAGGTGTATTCCTTATTGATAAAATTGGAAATTTCATTAATTCCTTAAAAGCTTTAATTAAGAATATTTCCAATGTATTTACGAGTAACCCAATTCAAAAAATATCCGATTCGTTTGATGCATTATCTGATAGTGTACATGGATTGGTTTATGGCGTAAATCCATTTACATTAGCAGCTGTGGCATTCTCATTAGTGTCTATTGCTAATGCTATGAAATTATTAGCGGATCTGGATTTGGATGCAGCTGTACAAGATTTAGTATTACTAGGTATTGCCTTAACTGAAATTAATGTTATCATGGGTTACTTAAAGCCAGGTCAGTTAAAGTCTGGTGGAACGATGCTATTGATGGCCATGACTTTAAAAGTTGTCGCCGGAGTTATATCTGATTTGTCGACTCTAGACTTTGGTTCAGCACTAAAAGCTATTGCCATGATAGGGTTAATATTGGGTGAGTTTACAATTGCTATGACTTACTTGGAAGGAATCGAAGCAGTTGCACCTGCAGGAACCTTAATTGCATTAGCAATTACTATTAAAATGCTAGCTGATGTTGTAGAAGATTTGTCTAAAGTTAAAGCATCATCTGCATTAAAAGCAGTAGGTGTCATAGGATTGTTGCTAGCAGAGCTTAAATTCGCAATGACAAATATTAAACCTGGATCATTTGATTCTGGAAAGATAATTGCTTTATCAGTTTCTCTTGGGATTTTAGCAGGAGTCATTGATCAGCTTTCACAAATCAAAGCATCGTCGGCATTAAAGGCTGTTGGAGTCTTAGGAATTGTGCTAGCAGAACTTGCTGTCGCTAGTAAGTACCTCTCAACAGTCAAAATGGAATCTGGACCATTATTAGCTTTGTCAACTTCCATTGGGATTATATCCTTGGCTTTAAATCAGCTTTCACAAATCAAAGCATCGTCGGCATTAAAGGCCGTTGGAGTACTTGGCGTTGTGTTGGCTGAGTTATCAATAGCTATGAAATACATGAAAGGTGATTTCACTGGCGGTGGAACGATGCTAATGATGGCTTCTTCGTTAATGATATTATCAGGAGCCTTAAAAGTTATATCTAGTATTCCATTTGAAAGCCTTTTAACGTCAGTTATTGCTTTAGAAACTCTTCTATTTACTCTACAGAATGCAATGACTGTTATGCAAGGTAGTGTTGTAGGTGGTGCAACATTCCTACTTGTTGCAGCAGGTTTAACAGTACTATCTGGAGCACTTAAATTGCTATCCACTATTCCAATAGATGGAGTTGCATCTGCATTATTGCTAATTGGAGGTAGTTTAGGAATTTTAGTTGCAACATCATATGCATTAAACGGTGCAATGCCAGGATTACTAGGCTTAGCTGCTATATTGCTGTCGTTTTCTGCAGCTGCAGCCGGTATTGGATTTGCAGCAACTGGTATCGCAGCTTTAGTCGAGGCTATAACTGGATTTATTGAGTTAGTTAACAATGCTAAAATTAACATCGACTTTGGCGGACTAATCTCATCCTTTATAACTGGAATTGTTGAGAACACGCCATTAGCTATTGAAGCACTTGTTAACTTTATCAATCAATTATTACTAACCTTAGCTGAAGCAATACCATCACTTGTTAATGCCGGGTTGCAGATGATTATTGCATTTATTCAAGGCATGGCCGATGCTATTAACAATAACACTGAGCCATTAGTTCAAGCTTTCTACAACTTATTAGGAGCATTATTGAATTTACTATATCAAGTAGTTAGCGAAGGCATTTCAAGATTGGTTACTTGGGTGCAATCTGGTGGTGTACAGCAGGCCATTCAATCTGGTATTGAATGGGTTCTAGGCTTAATAAGTGGTATTGGTCAATGGATTGGTAACCTAGCACAGTCTGGTATTCAAGCAGTACAGAACTTCGTACAAGGTTTATTAGCTATACCTGGTGAAATCATTAATGCTGGTATTCAAGCAGTTCAGAACTTCATACAAGGTATATTAGCTATACCTGGTGAAATCATTAATGCTGGTATTCAAGCAGTTCAGAACTTCATACAAGGTATGGAATCCGTAGACACTACAGGAGCAGGTGAAAGTTCAGCACAGGAAGCTAAACGAGGTATGGAATCCGTAGACACTACAGGAGCAGGTGAAAACTTTGTACAAGGATTTATAAATGGTATTGGTAACATGGTCGGTTCAGCGTTGACTGCAGCTAAAAATCTAGCTAGTAGCGCTTGGAATGCCTTAACTGGATTCTTGGGAATTGAATCGCCTTCTAGATTAACTACAGAAGCAGGTCAATTTTTCACACAAGGGTTCACAAATGGTATCAATGCATTGGCTGGAAGTGCCAAACAAGCATCAAAGAATGTAGCTGTAAATGCTATGGCTGGATTGAACTCGTTAATAGGCACAATGCCAAATAGTGACTTCGATTTCCAACCAACAATCACTCCTATTTGGGATTTAAGCGGTTATCAGGCTATTGATGACTTGATGTATAAGTATGACCTACCAAGTATGCATGCTGAAATTCAAAATGGCTCAAATTCGAAATTACTTAAAGTCTTGGAATCAATAGATAAGAAATTAGATTCTCTAGCTAATAAAATGGAAGATGTTAAACTGCATGTATCAGTACCACCAACCGAATTAGATGGTGAGGCGATTACAGATGCAGTTGATGAGATTCATACTATTAGAGACTTATTAGATAAAACAGGGAAAGGAGAGTAGTTGTGTATACATTTAATTTTCAACCGGATAATGGTTATCGTGGGAATGACATATCAGAGTTGTTAATGGTCGCAACTCCTCCTGTGATTCCCTTCCCACAAGAATTACTTCAATCAATGCAGTTGGGTGATGGAACTGCTGTTTATCGACACACTGGAGTATATCAGGACATTATTATACAAATAGAGTGTAATTTTGTTGTTGAAAAGAGGGAGCAATTCCTGCCTGCTAAGTCATTGATTGATTCATATTTTGGGGATAGACAAGGCAAGTTATCACTGTGTGAAGACAATAATCATTATTGGAAAGTTAAGGATATCACAATCAAAGAAGGTGCCCGAACACTAGGTCGAGCAAGTGATGTAACACTGAATTTCACATGTGAGCCTTATCGATACTTTACGGAATACTCAGAGCCACAGAGCTTTGTATCCGGAGAGAAATCCATATTTAACAATCCGTATGCTCCAGCAACTCCAGTCTATAAAATTTATAATGACTCAGAGAATGCTACGAGATTATGGATCTTAAATAATGGTAATCTACTTGAAATTTACAATCCTTTTACTCCTGAAGGAGATAAAAAGGTATCTTATATAGAGATTAGCACACAATGGAATTATATGAAAGCAGTATTTAGTGATAGTTCATACGAATACCGAACAATTGATACGAGAGGAAGCTTCGCAGACATTCGTTTCAATACAGGTGTCAATGAAGTGGAAGTTGGTATTGATATTGGAGCAGTTCGTGTTGAAGTTGAAAGAGGATATAAGGAACGATGATTAGTGTATTCCTATCTAAAAAGAAAACGGACTTTGCAACTATGCAGATGCGAAACGGAGACATTATTCTTGAACATTGTATCTCTGCTTCCGTCAAAATGGAACGAAACGCTATATGGTATTTAACTATAGAGGTTCCTGAAAGCGAATTATTAGGCTATACAATTACTGATGAGTCTGTTTTCAAGGTAGATTTAAACTTTATAAAAGGACAATTATTCCGAATGATATATCCTAAATACAATCGTATTAAACGAACATATACATTCTATGCTAGTCATATTTTCTTCGATTTGCAGTATGAAGCCCGTTGGGATAAGGAGCCTCAATGGCTTAAATTATCAGGTGAAGAAGTAGCACCATCTAGTTGGGAAGAAGCAATTAATGGTGTAAATAACCTAATCAACGATTACAAGATTGGTGGATTAGAGCTACCTTATCGATTGAATGGCGTTTCGCCTGTAGATGAGTTTACAGAAGGTCCTCCTGAAGACAATAGGCTTTTTTATATTCGATGGACAAAGAATCCCGATTGGGGTATTGATATTCGAAGCAGGTCAACCACACACGGGACTAATATTTCGTTAACAAAGTCTAATCGTACTGCAGCACAGAGGTTTTATATTACAACAATTCATGGACCAACTATTTTAGATTGTCAGGTTACAAACTTTGACACTACTGCTCTAACATTTGATATTATCATGAAAATTGATTGTCCAGAAGGTATCAAAAGAGTTCGAGTTCCAGCATGGAGTGAACCAAATCAAACCAATATTTACTGGTACGAGGCTGAATTACAAGATGACGGTACTTATAAGGTAACTGTTGATATCAAAGGACATAATGGTGGGTATAAAGGAAACTACACTTGTCATATGTATTTAACATCCGGTTACAATTTGGAATATGCATATTCTCTAGGTCATATCAAATGGGACGGAACAGATACACAATTAGATACTGAGCAGTTTACTAAAGACCAATCTTATAAGAAGATAATTTACTACTATGGAAACTCAGCTGTTGAATTGTATGGTGTTCCTGACGGATCAGCATTAAGTGACGGAAACAGAATTGCTATCAACGGCATTGTTAATGCATCTTCTAACCAGTTATGGAGAATTAAAGAAGTAACGGAAACTGGAGGATGGAAAATTGTCCAGAAACGAGATGAAGATTTCTGTTGGGACAATAATAACGGTGCAACAGTTGACAACAACCGGGTTGACATGCGTTCATGGCAAGATTACTTAGCTTCTAAAGAGAATAAATCATGGTCATTTACATATTGTGACAGATACCAGTATCTCAAATGGGAAGGTAAGAATCTTATCGAATGTATATTTGGTAGTGACGACAATGCAATGTGTAATGCATATCCTATGGTAGATGAGACTCATACTACTGCAATGCTTGATAATTACAATTGCTTCTTTGGTAAAATGTCCGAGTATCCAACATTTTTACAACCTAGACAGATATATTTAACTGATAAAGAGTTTACTGAGTTCACCGAAACTAGATCTATGGAGAATGTACTAACTGGTATTATTCCAAAAGGTTCTGGCGGAACAATTGTTGACAATGATAACACTGCTCAGGGAGCTCATTATACTCGTATCACTAAAGGTCCATATTGGGATGATTACGAGATTAAGCGTATTAATGAATTTACTTATGATGATATTTCACTTAATACAGATAATCCAAATAGTTCAGAGGCATTTACTTCTAAATCAGCATACGATGCGGCTCTAAGGAATGCAGCGTTAATGGACTTGAAGAAAAAGAAATACTATAAGCCAGATGTTACTGTTGCAGCAAGAATCATCGACTTATTCAAAGATTCAAACCCAACTGTTGGCAATGTAAAACTGAATGATGAATTGATTTATATTTCAGATGATGGTACACGTCGTATGAAATTTTACTTTGATAGTTTGACCTATGATGTATTGATGGATCGTGTCACCAATGCAAGTCTGGTCGAAGATGCGGAGGTTTTATGATATATACAAATTTAACCATGTCCCTCTCTCGTGAGCAAGTACCTCCAATTGTACCGATGGTGCAAGGCGATAACGGTAGAGGATTACGAATTACTTTAACAGATGATGTTCTAGTTGAGGAAACTGGTGAGGTTGATCCAGCGTTATCTGCACAGATGTGGGTTAAGAAACCAAGCGGAATGGAAGTATCAATGAATGCTAGTCAAGTCATTCGGTATCCTAATTCAAACAGTTATCAGATTGTATTTGACGGTTCCGATACATTTGCTAATGCTATAGCTGAAGAAGGGCTAACAACTGCTCAAGTTATATTAACATCAGGGGAATCCTACGTTACGTCCTTTGACATTATATTTAAAGTTCAAAATAGTATTGCAACACAATCCCATGTCAAAAGTACTGAAGAGTATGCAAATATTATTCAGTTAATCAATGAATTCAATGCACAAAAATCTGAACTGGATAACTATATTGCTCAATTCGAGGAACAGTTGAAATTAACTGTTAATGTTCGATATGGTACTGGCGTGCCTACTGTTCAATCTGGAGACAAAGAGGGAGACCTCTATATTCGTATTGGATAGGTGATATTATGGCAACAGTTGCTGTATTAACATATAGTGCATATTTAAAGCTTGTATTTGAAACATACAACGAACGCTACGAAGGAGCATATCCTAATTTAGTTTATAAGGCTGATGTTCGAGCTCGATTTGAAGGGCAATTCTCAATCCAAGCATCAAATACCCTACGATTTGGTGGATTATCTCAAACATATTATATGAGTTATCCTCGGTGGAGTGGTGTTACTCAATGGTATGGGCTTGGAACAATTGCCGAGAATATGGGATGTAATCGTCAACGAGGATTTAGTTATGGGTGCAGTGTTAGTGGATGGCCAAATCTATCTGGAACTGCTAATGTTACAACGCCTGCTATTGGATTGCCTTCGTTTGAAACTTCAATTGACACGGATGGAATTACTCAGACTTCGATTCCTATTAAATGGAAGATCACAAACAATCCTTATAACTTGTACGCCTTGAGAATTTACAGTGTTGACAGAACTAAATTCATTGCAAATTCATTAAATGGAAGTGAAGGAACATTTGTAGATTCTGGATTGACTCAAAATACTGAGTATGAATACCATGTGGAGTCGTGGATGGCTGATTTATCTGGTGCATATTTGGGTCAGAATGTTCTAGAGGCTAAGACATTAGAGAATTACCCTGCTATTACAGTTCAAAGTGTAGATGTGGCATTGTCCCCTCAAAGCAATGGTACGGATACAGTCATGTTTACAGCTCATACTTCAGATGATGCTCATGTGTCTCAAACTGTATGGCAGATATCTGGTGGTCCTGAACGAACACAATCGGGATTAGAGTATACGAAAACAGGTATGGCTCAAAACTCTGAGTTAACGGCTACTGTATACACGAAAGATACTTTAGGTCGTTCAAGTGCCAAGTATCAATTCAAATTTACTACCACGTTTACGCAACGAGAAGTATATGTGTTCGATGGATCACGATGGAGAAGAGGATATTCTTATGATGTCAAAGATCGAGAATTTAAGCTTTGTGAATTGTGGGTTCATAATGGTGTTACTTGGAAACGAGCACCAGCCTATCAATAGAACGTGAGGTGTAATGAATGATTATTAAGTTATATTCTAATCGTAAAGTTGAGCCTAGTAGCATTATCATGGCTAATCAGCATGAAAACATGACTCGTGTACTAGAGTTCAATTTAGAGCAGGTCCCTAATGGATATCGATATTTAGTATTAACGAATTCATCGGGGTCTAATTTATATTTAATAATAGATAACAAAGTTGACATTACATCAGCGTTTACTTGGAATGGTCAGACCTATGAAGCAAACGTCGTAGTGTCTAATATTGAATTAGAAAATGAGCTTGTGAGTACGAACGTGCTATGGATTTCCAACACGTTCCGCTTGCAGGTGCGTAGAAATAACATAAATGCAGAAGAATTAAGTAAGTTGCCTATTCCACCAGATCTTCAAATGCCCTATGATAAGTTATTGAGGATGTTGAAGGCAAACTTGAGAATGGTGAATTCAACGGTAAAGATGGAGTGGGTATTAAATCAATTGAAAAGACAGGAAGCGTAGGATTGGTTGATACTTATACAATAACATTGACTGATGATTCAACATTTGTATATACAGTAACAAATGGTAAATCCGCCTATGAATTGGCTGTAGAAAACGGCTTTAAAGGTACTGAGGAAGAATGGTTAGAGTCACTTAGGTATGACCATTCAGACGAATTTAAACAGCTAGCAGACCAAGTGAGACAAGATGCTAACAGTGCAGCAGATAACGCTACAAAAGCAGAAAACGCAATGAATGAAGCTAACACAACGGCATAAGAAAATGTTGAAGCAATCAACCAGGCTAGCACTAATGCGCAGAATGCTATTACTTCAACCAAAGGCTATGCTGTACAAGCTGTTCAGAGCGCTCAGCAAACAGCAGTAGAAGCAGTTGGTATTAAACAAACAGAAGCCGTACAAGCAATCACGCAAGAGAAAAATTCAGCTATAGAAGCGATTGAAACCGACAAAACAGGTGCTTTGACAGATATTGAAACGGCTAAAAATGATGCGATTGAAGAAATCGAAAATACAGGCGTTCCTTTGGAAGACATCGAAAAGTTAGCAATCAAAGAAACCGTTACAGGCAATCCTACCATCATTTCTGGCAGTGCGGATTGGCGATTACAGAAGTTTAATATCTATGGTCAGAGCGAACAGGATAGTACGACTGGAAAGAATTTGTTAAATCCAACAGGAGCAACTAAAGATGGTTGGAACATCGCTTTGCCTAATTTTGAATTAGAGGTTGGTAAACAATATACTTACACCGCACCAATTTTAGAAAGTTCAAAAGCTTGTGGATTATATGCTAAAGCTAGCGACACACAACTTGTTCCATATATACAATCGAGAAAAACGCAGACATTTACTGTTTCAGAAGAAGCTGATTTTTCACAAGGTATACTTCTTGCTGGTGGTAGTGAAGATGCTTTGACTTTAGGTGATGAATTAACCGCAATGGTTGAATTAGGTAGTGTCGCCACTGAATTTGAACCCTATACAGGTGGTAAGCCAAGTCCAAGTCCCGATTATCCACAAGAGATAATTTCAAAAGAAGTAAGTGAGATTAAGGTTACAGGTATGAATTTATTCGACTTTGTAACCTTAGCAGGTGGTGAGGGAGCAACATTCGAACGAAATGGATTGTCGGCTCGTATTGAAAATGGATGCTTGATAACAACGGGCACGGCCATAAATGATGCGTTTACTAATATCCTTTTTGTTTCAGTGCCGATGGATAAACAAACAATATTCCAAGCTGGAACTTATCAACTCGGTAGAGGTGACAAAGGAATGAGCAATTTAACTATTGGTGTTACTACAGTTAGTGGAAAAGAACTTGGTAACTATGGACTGAGATTCACCATCGATGAACCTTTTTACTTCACTTACTTATATATTGCTTATGCACTAGGACAAAATGCTAATGGAGAAAAGGTACCTCTTGGAATGATGTTTGGAAGTAAACCTTTGTATGAATACGATCCATACAAAGAGCAAGTCATCAATCTAACTTCGCCAATTACTTTGCGAGGTGTTTCAGTAGACACTGATGGAAATATTACGATTGATGGACAAGAATATGTGAGTGATGTAATTTGTGAAAAGGATGGAGTTATTGGGGTTGAAAGAAATGTAGAAAGCTTTAGCTTATTGATTAAAGACATGAATAACAACGATAGTTATCCAGGTTGGAAAGGCTTAGACATTGTTGAGAAAATTCTTCCACCGCAAGCTACTGATACACAACTTCCTAATTGTTTATGCACTATTCAAAGTCGAGTGATTTATGCTAGACGAGATTTCAAGACTATATATTTCATGTATGATAGTCTTGGAAAAAATCAAACAGAATTGAAAGAACAATATCCTGATTTGAGTGTAGACTATGTCACAATAAGTTATGAACCAATCTTCGAGCCTTTACCCGAAGATATCCAAGCTCAATACAAAGCACTTAAGAGCTACTATCCTAACACTGTGATTCAGACAGGTTGTTGGAATGAGGTTGAGTATGTGGCAGATACGAAAACATGGATAGAAAACAAACTAAATGGAGTAACAGAACTTGCTTTAGGAGGTAAATAGTATTATGTTTCAAACAATTAAAGACTATATTAATACAGGTCGATACGAATTAAAGGAACTTACAAATAAAATTAATGCTTTGTGGGTTGAATCTGAATTGACCGATGAGGAACGGGAGGCTCTTTTAAGTTTGGCTCAGGAGAATGCCGACCAGTCTAAAGGGTATGCCTCATTACAGGAACAATTAGACAGCCTTAAAACATATTTCGATGAGAAAATAAAAGCCATTAATCCACAGTTGGTTGAACTTGGAAATAAAGTAAATCAATTGATTGAGGGTGAAACTCCTGATTCTGTGCCGGAACCTGAACCCGAACCGGAAGAAGAATATCCGGCATGGCATACACCAACGGGAGCGCATGATGCTTACTATACAAATGATAAAATGACATTCACAGATGGCAAGAAATATATTTGTATTGCACCTGCAGGATACGGAGTCACTTATGGTCCGGATGTATTGCCTCAAATGTGGCAGTTAGTTGAAGATACAATGTAGAATAGAATCATATTCTAAAGGAGGACAGACCAATGGGATAATCAAGTAGTACGACTCGTTTATATTATGATGTATGGGAGGTATTTGAAATGGAAAATCTTACACAATTTATTGAGCCAGTTTCCTTAATTGTTTGTCTTTGCGTTGGTTATGTGATCAAAAACACAAAACCTTTTGCTAAAGTGGCAAACGATTATATTCCTTTGATTGAACTAATCCTAGGTATCGTCTTAGTATCAGCAAATGATGCAATGGGTGGTGTAGCATTAGGAGTTAGTACAATTGCTAGGGGTGCTATGACTGGTATCGCTTCTGTCGGTCTGCACCAATTATTTACTCGAACTATTCAAGGTATGAGTGGTTCAAGTGAGTCGAAGTAATCGATACATTTCACGTCAAGAACACGAAGAGTTCAAGAAGCGAATGGAAGAGTGGAATATTCGTCAAGATGAGAGATTGCGGTCTCACAGCACAACTATCGAAGCTTTAAGGAGTTTGACAGCCTCTATTGAACGACTTGCTAGCAATATGGAGAGCATGGTTAAAGAACAAGCGTCTCAAGGTTTAAGGTTACAAAAACTAGAGCAGCGTGATGGGGAGTCATTCCGAAAAGTTACTAGTTATGTTGTTACGACCGTGATCGGCGTCTTGATTGGATATATTTTAAAACAGATTGGTTTATATTAAGGAGGTAAAAGTTTATGTCTGTAGATTACACTTTAAGAAATACATTAAATGTTCCTACTGGTACAGGTAAGCCAAACGAAGAAAAACCAGCTGAATATACAGCCTTCGTTACTGCTTTGGCTAATGATGAAATATTCAAAGCACAGCTTAAAGCATATTTTGATACAGTCTATCAAGCTAAATCTGGTGGATAGGAGGTATATTTATGCCTGAAGAAATGAATGAAATGGATTATACAGAGCTAATGGAGGAAGAGCTTAGAAACGGAATCGAAGAAGGGGAGGATCTTAAATGCATTCAAGCCTCACAAACGAAATAGTATTAGCTCATCCAAATAACTATATGGTGGGACGAGGAGGATACAAGATTTGTAAGATCACTCCTCACCATATGGCTGGGGTTTTATCTGGTTCAGGATGTGCTAAATTGTTCCAAAACCCGAATCGTATTGCTAGCGCCAACTACTGTATTGGTGTTAACGGAGATATTGTTTGTAATGTCGATGAGAATAACCGTGCATTCACATCATCTAACTACTTAAACGACTGTCAAGCTATTACAATCGAGGTCTCTAACTCTAGTGTAGGTGGTGACTGGCCTATATCACAAGCTTCATGGAATAGTCTAGTAAAACTTTGTGTTGATATTTGTAAACGCTATGGATTTAGATTAAACTTCACAGGTGACTATCAAGGTTCGTTAACTATGCATAAGATGTTTGCTAATACTTCTTGCCCAGGCCCATATTTATCAGCAAGAATGAATCAATTAGCAAATGAAGTTAATGCTCAATTAGATGGTGCTGTTCCTAATCCAGGTCCTAGTGTTCCAAATACTGCTAAGTATGGTGTAGGAACTCCTGTATGTACAAATACATTATGGAGCTCTGCATATTCTGGAGCTAGTGAATACAAAGGTGATTGGCAAGGAACAATTACTCGTGTTATTCCTGGTGCAGCTCATCCATATTTGTTGAACAACGGTACTGGATGGACTAACGATGTAGCTATTGATAGTGACCCTCATATTCCAGGTGGAGGCACTGCTTCGGGACCAGACCAAATTCTACAAGTAGGTTCTGTTGTTGAATCAGTATCTATGGCTATTGCTGAATACAAGAATACTGGTAGCGCTATTGTATACGATGGCGGAGTCGAATGCGTTAATGTTCCAGCGTTGGGTGGTATATTCCCTACTAAGTATTTAAGCGAAGCTAATGATACTAAAGATGGTAAACATGATGATTACCTAGCAAATACCGCATCACGTGTTGTTGTCAACCGTACTACAGTACAAGATGTTGATGCACCTAACAACTTGGTTAAGATCCATGATATTTGGGTTAAGCCAGGACCATTGGTAGAGCTATAAGATTTCAACCCTCGAATTCGCAAAAAATCTCGGGGGTTATTTTTTTTGTCCAATTTCGTAATAAAACCGTTTCCCATTATAGAAGAGGAGATGGAAGATATGAAACGATTTGAAAGAGAATTAAGAAGAGAATTTGCATGGGGTTATTTCTGCGGATCCATTGTATCAATAGGATTATGCTTATTAATATTCCTAGCATGTACTCTATACTTAAGAATCTTAGGATGATTTATATACCATCCTTTTTTTTTTTTTTTCGCAAGAAAACCTTATGCCATTATAGAAGATAAATAGGAGGACAAATTTATGAAATTTATCGACAAAATTAAAAACCGTAGTGAGACAAGCTTAGATGAAACAACGATTAACGTAGTATTCACATGTGCTGGATTAGAAGTTGGGCTATATTTAGTAGAAGCTCTAGGCAGCAAAGTAAAAGTTAATTTACCTTTACAAGTTGCAGGAGTTATCTTAACAGGATATGCTTACAACAAACTAGGAAAGCAATGTGTTGCGCGCATCAAAGAAGCATCTAAAGACTGTTAACTACGGTCTTTATTTTTTTTATTCGTAAGAAAAACATTTTCCATTATAGAAGATAAATAGGAGGAAAATATTATGACAAAACAAGTTAGCGTATTCAAAGGAGAAAGAGTTGTAAGATTAAAAAACACGGTAGTAGCTTTTAAAGAAGGTTGTTTAGCACAATTAGATAATAAAGATACATGGGCACTGGCTAGTATCGTCGGACTTTCAGTTGGATGCAAATACAAAGGTAATTTGCGTGCAGGTGTTAATGCTGGCGTTGCAGCTGTAGTACTGTACACAGTTACTAATGGTGTAAGAACCGCTTATCGATATAATAGACTTACTAAGAGATGTAAATAATCGAGCATCTCTTTTCTTTTTGCCATTCGTAAGAAAAACACATTCCATTATAGAAGTGATATTGTTATATAGGAGGAAATTATTATGGAAAACACACAAACAATTGAAACTACTGGAAAAATGAAGAAGATTAATGAATTCTGTAAAGAGAATCAAGCAACAATTGAAGTTGCAGCAACAGTTATTGGAACAGTCGCTAATGTTGCTTTAGGAGTAGTAATCGCTAAAGGAAGCATTGGAGCTGTTAATAAGATTGCTTCAAAGACAATCGGTGCTTTGATTACTCGATTATAGAAGAGGTTAAGCTTCTTCTATTTTTGCTTTTTATTTGGGTTAGTGATTCGTAAGAAAAACACGTTTCATTATAGAAGATAATTTGAAAGGAGGACAAATTTATGAATGAACAAATTATCGGACGAGTTGTAGAGGATGCAGCAGAACCTGTAGTAGAGGTAGCACAAGATGTGGTTGCAGAGGTTACTAGTAATGGCATATCAGCCAAGAAAGGAATCATTGCAATAGCAATCTTAGGCCTTGGACTAGGAGGCTATATTCTATACCAGCGTCATAAGAATTCAAAGAAATCTCAGAAAGAATTATCTGAAGATGAGAAGATTATTGAAGGTCAATTCGAAGTAAAAGACGAAGAGGACTAATCAATAGTCTTCTTTTTTTTTTTCTCGGGAGGTTTCTATGTATTTATATTTAATTACTTTAGCGGTTATAGTATTGGACGCAATTTGTATATTTATGTTAAACACCAGCCATCATCCTTGGGCATTACCAAGCGATTACTTTTTATGGGCGGCATGTGTAACTGCGTTATCAGCAATACTTGGTATAATATTAGCATGTATTGTACTTCAGATTATAGGTTAATACGATAAATAAGGAGGAAATAGTATGTTTTTAAAAGCTTTTGGAATAGGATTTTGTTCAACATTAGGTTGTATTGCAGGACTTATGGTAGTAGGATATTTGGCAGAAAAAGGGGGGCATTTTGATGAACAGCGCAGAACGACAAATGAAAAATCTGGAAAGGTCAATGAGCCAGATCGAGAAGCATCTAGCGTCGATAAGTAGATCTTTATATTTGATTTCTAAATCGGAGCTCGGAGTAAAGGAGAACCCATATTCTGAGCTCCCTGTTTTGGCGCATGACGAAAGGGTTGGAAAGTTTGTTTGTTATCATCAGCCTGACGACATGTTATATTTTTATGAAAATGGTAAATACATGAATAGAATTAGATTTGATGAATATGTTAGAAAATGTCATGAAGAAGGGCGCCTATATGAAGCGTCTTTAAAAAGAGAGGATTATATTTGGAGGTAAAATAAAATGAAAAAAATTAAACCATCTCATACATTTATGTTAAATAGAGCGGACTATGAAAAGTATTTAAAGCTTGTGCAAAAGTATTTTGAAACCCATCATTATTACATCGAAATTGAGGTAATAGATGAAGTAGAAAATGGAGTATTTATCGGAGCATATTGTGAAGTTGGATTCAATACAGGCAAGCCATCATACAGAATAAGGTTTGAAGTTGATAATAGACTTCCATCAATGCCAGATAGCACAATGTGGTATGAAATTGCAAATATGGTAAACGGATTTAAAGCTCTTGAGTATATTGGAAAAGATCTAAACGATAATGATCTTTATATTACTTATCGTGATGTTCGTAAATGTGCTGAGATGATTAAAAATGTCTGATTTAGTTTATATTTTAAAACATAAAAGTCGAAAAGATAATAGCTATGATATCAAAGGTGTTTTTGCAACTGTTGTAAACGCTGAAACGGAACGCGATAAATTACTAAACGAATTAGTTTCAAATGGTATCATAGCTTATAAAAGTGATTTTATCATTGAAATGCATGTTATTAGATAAGGAGAATAAGAAATGAACGAATTAAAGAATTGGACTGAAATAACGAAAGGGTTATATCGTTATGTAATTGGTGCAAACGTTTGCTATGAATTGCATATTGTTTATCATGATTTAGAAACGGATATTTTAACAGCTAAAGCTTCTTTATATTTGGTTGGCGACTGGTATGATGCAGGAGGTAATTCTTTCTTTGAACGTGAATGTTTATTATCTGAGAAACCAGTATTCGAATGCTTGGAGCATGCTGTTAAAGACAATAAGGAGAATAATAAATGAAAGCAAAGAAGTGTGACAGATGTGGTGAACTTTATGAATTGGAAAACGATTTTATGGTTACTTCAATTAATCAAGCAACGTCAAGCAGTCGAACGCTGGATTTATGTATAGACTGCTATGAGGAATTAATTAGATATTTGACTAATCCTAACAGTATTGTATGTGATGTGAATGGAGGAAATGAAGATGAATAGAAAAGATAAATGTATTGTTGTTAGACCGGTTATTAATGTTGCACCAGAAACACTAGCTTCTATTAGAACCGTTTTACAGAAACAGGTAGAAACTGGAGTAGTGGTTATTCCACCTTGGTGTGAGATTCTTTCAACACCTACTGGCGTGGAAATTAGACATTGTCGTATTGAAGTTGAAGAAAGCAAAAAGGAGGATTAATTATGACTAATTATATTATTATTATTACGAAAAATATGGATATGTTAGAAGAGGCTGTTCAATATGTAAAAGCTCTTCTTGATGCTGTAGATGTAGAGTATATTGATTATGCGATTAAGTTTAGAGAATCTGGGTATTATATTATGCATAGAATTAATATTAAGTATCATTCTCCAATTTTATTCTCGATATTGGATTCCGGAGCTGAAGATATTGAAGGTATTATAGATTTTGATGAGGGAAGAATTAACTTGTTTTGCCTTTCTATTAAAGAAGAACATCAGTATATTTATGACTATAAAGGATACAATGCTCCTGGAACCACATTATGCGGTTATGTAAGAGCATATTTAGATAATGAGCATATAGAGTATTATAAACATGACTTGATTCGGACATGGAAAGAAATAGTTGCTAGGAATGATTTACAAATGTACTCAAAAACACAAAATGATAATTCTATGAAAAACATGAATGTTAAGCGTATATTAAATAATATCTATGGTCGCGGTGGACGAGGAAATTTAGCTTCTATTGTTTTATTTGACGAAGCTATCCATTCAATGCAAAAAATATCGGAGGAAATGAAAATGAACAGAAAATTTGAAATTAAGAAAGTTATATTTAATGACCCAGCAACAATTATTTTATGGGGCAACGGTGACAAGACTGTAGTTAAATGTAGACTTGGAGATGAATTTGATCCTGAGAAAGGATTGGCAATGGCTATTTCTAAATATGTCTTAGGAAACAATTACGAATACTACAACACCTTCAAGCACTACTTAAAACCATATTCAAAGAAGGAGTCACATGACGCTGTAGATGTACTTGCAAGTAATTTAAACCAACTTAGAAATTATCTTGAAGAAGTTAGTTATTTAGGTAAAAAGTAACACACGTAAGAAAAACGTTCCTCATTATAGAAGATAGGAGGATATTTATATGTCAAAAACTGAACAATTGAAATTAGTGGAGGCGCAGATGGACGATATTCAACGTCGTATCAAGGCAAGAGACTTCGCAAACTTCAATGATGAAATGAAAGCGAGAGAGTATTGGAAAGAATTATTCGAGATTAAAGAAAAGATTATTAATCGACAAGGATTCTTACAAAAGATCGATCCAAATTCAATCATCAAAGGAGGGATAACGATAGGATGCTTGCTAGCGATACTACGATTTGAGAAAGTCGATACAATTGTCTCTAAAGGTTTCAACATATTCACAAAGACACTATAGAAGGTAATCTTACCTTCTTTATTTTTGCGAAAGGAGATGATATAATGCTGTATGTACAAGACAATGATTGGGATGTAGTTGCGATTGGTAAAGGATTGCACTTTAATAGAAAACTCAAGAGAGAAGGAGATGCTGAAGTGTATGATTTAACAATGGCAATCGAAAACAGTGGAGGCACTTTCTTATATAATGAGAAAGAAATGCGTGTGCTGGATTACGGGATAACAAATTCTTATGATAGTAAGGGTTGTTATTTTTACATCGAAGCGGAATTCATAGAGGACTAGTAGAAAAGGAGGATCATTACTAATGTCTGTGGATTATGACAAAATTAAGTATTCTGGGGAGGATCCAGATTACGGAGACTCTACGGCTGAGTCTGAACAAAAAGAACCGCCTAAAAAGGTGATTAAAGGAAAAGTTAAGAAAAGAAGCCGTTTGCAGAGAATGATGTATGTGTTTACTGGTTCATCATCATCATTCAGAAATATTGTGGATGATATTATAGATGAAACAATTGTTCCTGCAATTAAAGATATGGTTGCTGCTAGTGTACACAACATGACTGATTCAATCGTTTATGGTGAGAATGGATCATATTCTAGACCATCTCGCGATTATGAAAGGTCATCTAGTAGACGCGGTAACAGTCGTAGAGATTATACGGCGCCTTCACGACATATTACCGAAAGAGAAGGTCGTCGATATTCTCGTAGAAGCGTTATTGAGCCTGTATCGTTTGATCATCAGTATCAGGCTATGGATGTATTGAAAGAATTGGATAACGAAATCCGTAGAAGTGGAGGAGTATCAGTTGCTGAATTCTATTATATTACAGGCAACGACGAGCCAATTCAGTTCAATGACAATTACTATGGTTGGACATCTGTAGGAAATTGTCAAATTCGTAAAACAAGAGATGGTTGGACATTGTTTATGTCAGACCCAGTAAGTATTCAAGAAATTTAATAGATAAATAGGAGGACAAAATTATGAATTTAACATCTATTACAAAGGTATTTTATAAAGGAGTACGTGTGGCATCTAAGCATGCTCCTGCAATTGCAACAGCTACTGGTGTAGTATTGGTTGGTGTAACAGTTTATGCGACTTGGAAAGCAAAAGATAAAGTTGATGCACATTTAGATCACTATGAAGAGATGCGTGAAGCTGGAGAAGAAGTTAAAACTTCAGATGTTGTAGTTGATATTGCTAAAGACGTTGCTGTACCAGTTGTTACAGGTGTTGTAGCAGTTGCTTGCTTTGCTGGTAGCTACTATATTATGAACAAACGTATCGTTGGTTTAAGTGCAGCATTGAGTGGAATGACATATCAATACGAAAGACTTAAATCAAAGGCTGTTCGTGAACTTGGCGCAGATAAAGTTAAGGAATTTGAGCAGGCTGTTGATGTAACAGAAATTGAAAACGAAGACGGAACCACGACTCGTAAAGCTGAAAAGACGACTTTGAAGAGTAAACAAGTAGGTTTCTGGTATAGTTTATCAACCGAATATGAAGCAGATGACTATGAGTATAATATGTCTATGATTGAAAAAGTTGAACGCGATTTAACGAACCAAGTTATGAAGAAAGGTTATATTAAATTAAACGAGGTACTAGATGCCTTTGGGGTTGATGAGACACCTGAAGGAGCTGTATTGATGTTTACAGATTCTACTTGGAGAGGTGTAAGTTGTGAATCAGTAGTGTGTGGACAAGATGAATATTCTGGAGAATTGATCCGTGAGATTTGGGTAGGCTGGAATCCAATGGATCTACAATTCGCTTACTAAGATGGGATTACTATATCCATTTGGTAAAGACACTGAGAGGGCTCGATTAAAACGTGAGTCTTCTCAGCTTCATTCTAATAGATATATGGCGGATGTCTATCGGAACGGAAGTTTGTATCAAAAGTTAAGCCTACAGGAACGCTATATTCCATTTAGATTGAGGTTTTTACATCCAAAAAATGATAACGAATTGTATCACGTATTAGAAGTTATGTTGAGAATACCTTGGGATCCAGATGATTACCAGACTCTCGTGGAAGAAAACATGATTGTTGATATTTGTGACTTGCATGATATATTTACAGGCAATGAAAACGCTGGAGTTATTGATATTACTTATGGTGATATTGTTATATACTTCGCTGAGTTCCTTGCTTATCATGCTGAAATGTCAATAGCAACTGCTTGTGAGATGTTATTGAAGAATCTGGGATTGGGTTTACCAGTTGATAGTGAGCAGGATATTATTGATGCTTGTAATAATTTTGGTAAGAGTGATGAGTTCCCTGATCAGGTTACAATGTTTGACCAGGAAATGTATGACTTTAATTCGAGCTTTAGAGTCAGTGATACGCACTATGCAATCCCTTCTTGGCTTGAACAAGCGGACTATTATCTAGGTATTTTGATCCCTGCATATTGAACATATTTTAGCAAAATTGGGTGAAAAAGGTACCAAAAACGTAAAAGGTACCAAAAACGTAAAAATTTTTTGGTACCGCAAACGGCATTTTTCGCAAAATTTATGTGAAATTTGCCCTAAAATTCGCTCAAAAAGTGCAAAAAATCGCTTAAATTGTGTGAAATTATGTGATTTTTGTGTGATTTTTGTGTGAGGTACCAAAAAAAGTACCAAAAACGCGTTTTTTCCCTATTGTTGTCAAAAAAGTTGAACTTTTATATAAACATATAGAATTTGACGTTTTTGGTACCATTTTTTGGTACCGGTGTAAAATAGGAGGAAAATATGTGGATTTCTATGAAGTTAAAACAAAACGTCTTAGAAGTAACAACCGTGAAGCAGACTTTATAATTTATCCTGATTTTCTCTATACAGACTCCCAAGACCTGGTGTGTAAAGGTGGAGATATGTATGCATTTTGGGATGGTGAAAAGTGGGATACAAATTTAATGCACTTGATTAATCATATTGATAAGGATTTATATTCTGTACGAAATGACATGAAAGCAAAAGATCCGGATTATCAATATGCTGTCAAATCAATGCGATCAAATAGTAGTAAGATTCGTAGTGATTTTAAGAACTACACAAATCTTATGCCACAATCAGACATACCATTTAATACCAAAATCATATTTTCTAATGCCACACCTAAACGAGAAGACTATACCACTAATATTCTTCCCTACACACCAGCTAAAGGAAGTACTGAAAACTTTGATACACTAATTGATCGTTTATATGCTCCAGAAGAGAAACTTAAGATCATGTGGTTTATGGGAGCACTCCTAACAAATAGTATGGGCGATATTCAAAAGTTCATGTTTTTGTATGGAGGTAAAGGAACCGGAAAAGGAACTGTCTTAAAGATATTTAAGAAAGTCTTTCAAGGTTATCATAAACCGATTAGTCTTAAGGTATTATCTGGAACAAGTGCATTTGCAACGGCACAAGTTCAAGAAGTCCCATTACTAATTGATGAGGATTGTAACTTGAGTCAGATTCAAGATGATACTCCTTTATTAAAACTAACTGCTCATGAACCAATTAATGTAAACCGAAAGTATCAGACACCTTATGATGTTATATTTCCAGGTTTACTAATTACTGCTTCAAACCAAAGGTATAAAGTTCGAAATGTTGATTCAGGTATTACACGAAGAGCTGTAGTAGTTGAACCAACAAGTTTCACCTTTGACGGAGAAACATATTTTGATTTAATGCATAAGATTGATTACGAGATTCCAGCTATTGCCAATAACGCAATTGACATATTTAAGAAGCTAGGTTCTCATTATTATGATGATCATGTAGATCGAGATATGATTGAAGCAAGTGATTATATTTTCGAGTTCGTTTCACTATATTGGGAACAACTTGGAGATGAGGTTTCGTTAACAAGAGCTGCAGAGTTGTATAAGGAATATTTAGATGATTTAGGATTCGATACAAAGGGTTATAAACGAAAAATTAAAACAGAGTTGCAAAGGTATTACAGAGAATTTATTCATCAGAAGAAAGTTAATGGTGTTAATATTAAGAATGTTTTTGTTGGATTAAAGAAAGAGTTATTTTTAGATGTAAAGAAAGAAGAAAAGCATTTAGATACTAATTGGCTTGAGTTGGATGCTGTAGGAGATGAACCATTTATAGATCCTAGTATATTTGGAAGGAAGTATTTTAATCAACCTGCACAATATGCCAATGAGGAAGGCAACCCTAAATACGCTTGGGATAAATGCCGAACCAAATTAAAGTCAATTGATGAAAGAGAATTGCATTTTGTTCGAGTTCCTGAAAATCATATTGTAATTGATTTCGATTTAAAGGACAAAGATGGTAATAAATCCTTGGAACTAAATTTAGAAGCAGCTAATAAGTTCCCATCAACCTACGCCGAGGTATCTAAATCTGGTGGAGGTTTGCACCTGCATTATATTTACGACGGTAATGTGGATGATTTGAGTAGGATTTATGAACCTAATGTTGAAATTAAAGTATTTAAAGGAAAAGCTTCTTTAAGACGAAAGCTCACAAGATGTAATCATGAAGAGATTCGTCATATTTCAACAGGTTTACCTTTAAAGGAGACAAATAGAAAAATGTATGATCAAGCAAAAGATATTATTTGGAATGAGAAAGGAATGCGAACCGCTATAGAGCGAAACCTAGCAAAAGAATATCATGCAAACACTACTCCTTCCATGCACTTCATTAAAAAGATATTTGAAGATGCAGAAGCCCAAGGTCTTAAGTATGACCTAAGAGATATGGAGTCGGATATTATGATATTTGCAAGTCTTAGTAGCCATCAAGCTAAAGAGTGTACTAAGATTGCTAGAGAAATTAATTATTGTACTATTGAAGAACCTGATATTGAAAAGTTTCAATCGAACAGTTCTAAGATATATCCAATCGATGAATTATATTCATTTGACTTGGAAGTATTCCCAAATCTATTATTAGTGTGCTATCGAAATTTTAAAGATGGAAGTGAACGACATAAGTTATTTAATCCATCTCCTCAAGAAATTGAATCGTTGCTACAGTTACCTTTTGTAGGATTTAATAACAGGAATTATGATAATCATATTCTTTATGCACGTTTGTTAGGTAAATCAAATGCAGAGATATTTGAGATATCAAAAACTATTGTGGAGAAAAGTAAGAAAGAATCTGCTGACCTTAGGTATGGTGGTAAGTTCTCAAATGCTTATGAACTGAGTTATACAGATATTTATGATTTCTCAGCTACTAAGCAATCTTTAAAGAAGTGGGAAATTGAATTAGGAATTATTCATGATGAATTAGGATTCGATTTTAATAAGCCACTTCCTAAAGAGTATTGGGAACGAGCTGCAGAATATTGTTTCCATGACGTGGATGCTAATATTGCAGTATTTAATCATTTATTACCAGATTATGAAGCAAGGTTGATGCTATGCGAGTTGTCAGGACTTAGTCCAAATGCAACAAACAATCAACATACAGCTAGAATATTATTTGGTGATGATCCAAGACCACAAGACAAATTTAACTATACCGATTTATCGACTATATTCCCTGGGTACGAATATAATCGTTATGGAATCGATAAAGAAAGATATGTAGAACCACCCGTTGCTGGAAAATCAATTTATATGGGAATTGACCCATCAGAAGGCGGGTATGTATGTTCTAATCCTGGAATTTATACAAACTGTAAAGTATTTGATGTTGCTTCAATGCATCCAACGTCTTTAGAAGAGCTGAATTATTTTGGCCCTTATCAACAAAATTATTCAGATCTGAAGAAAGCTCGTATATTTATCAAACATAAAGACTTTGATTCCGCAGGAAAATTATTTGGTGGAAAGTTAAAACCATATTTGAAAGATCCTGCTACAGCTAAGCGGTTGGCTTATGCATTAAAGATTATATTAAATACTGTTTACGGCATGACTTCAGCAAGCTTTGACAACAAATTTAAACATCCTAAGAATGTTGATAATATTGTTGCAAAACGAGGTGCTTTATTTATGATTACACTTCGTAAGGAATGCGAAGATAGAGGTATGAAAGTTGTACATATTAAAACAGATTCGATTAAGATTGCAAATCCAACTAAAGAAGACGAAGAATTCATTATCGAATTCGGTAAGAAGTATGGTTATGTATTTGAGATTGAGGATATATTTAAACGAGTCGCACTAATCAATAGAGCTGTTCTAATCGGAGAAAAAGAAGATGGAGAATGGGAAGCTGTTGGTGCACAATTTGCAGAACCTTATGTAATGAAATCTTTATTTACAGGTGATCCAATAGTTAAAGAGGATTTCTTTATTATAAAAGAAGTTCGAGGACAGATATTTATAGGTGATGAATTTATCGGTCGTATTTGTAGAGTGTATGCAAGTAAGACCGGACAAGACTTATGGAGAGTCAGTGGCGATAAGAAAACTGCAGTTGCGGATACTAAAGGTTATAAATGGAAACTTGATTCTGAGTTCACTGATATTACTGATGTCGACATGAGTTATTATCACGAAAAAGTAAAGAAAGCCATAGAAGCAATAAATAAGGTTGGACCATCTGGAAATATTATTACGCAAACAGGATGGTTTGACGATTTGGTGACATATTATTAGGAGGATATTAAAAATGAATGTAAGACCAATTATTTTAAACAATGCTAACATCGGATATAAAAACTTTGAGGGACGTGTGAACCCAACGAATAAATACGGAGAAAGATCATTTGTTATATTCTTCGATGATGAAGAAGCTAAAATGATGGAAGATCAAGGATGGAATATTAAATGGCCTAAAGAAAAGTTAGATAATCCAGAAAGTGAGAAGCAAGCCTTCTTACCTGTTAAGATTCGTTTCAAAACCAGAGATGGAAGACCTACTAGTCTTAAAATTGTTAAGATTGTTGGTGACAATCATAGTTTGCTAGGAGAAGAGGATGTAGGTGATTTAGATAAAGTTCGCTTGCTAAATGTTGATTTAAGAATCAGGCCTTTCGAATTTGAGCCAGGACGATATTCTGCCTTCTTGGATACTTTATATGCCACTGTAGAAATGGACCCATTCGTGGAAAAGTATGGCTATTAAGCTATATGATTACCAAAAAGAAACAGTATTCAAGTTAAAGTCTGGTAATATATTAAGAGGAGGAGTTGGAAGTGGAAAGACTCTAACTTCTCTTCACTTTTATTTATTACGCTATAAAGATTTAGACTTATATGTTATAACAACTGCTAAGAAACGTAATAGTAAGGATTGGGAAAAAGAAGCTGAGTTATGTGGAATAAAAGAATTGATAGTAGATTCATGGAACAATATTAAAAAGTACCAAAGCATTAAAAACGCATTCTTTTTATTCGATGAACAGAAAACATCAGGTCACGGAGCATGGGCTAAAACCTTTATAAAAATAGCTAAAGCTAATAAATGGTTGCTATTATCAGCAACACCAGGGGATAACTGGGAAGGTTACGCCTCAGTTTTTATTGCCAATGGCTTCTATAGAAATCGTACAGAATTTTTATGTGAACATGCTGTTTATCATCCATATTCTCATTATCCTAAGATTATTAGATGGAGTAATGAGCGTAAGCTCATATATTTTAGAGACAAAATAGAGGTACGTATGAAGGACACTAGAAAAACAATTCGCAAACGTCACTATTATATTTGTGATTACGATAAGACGCTTTACGATATTTGCAGAGAACAGCGATGGGATATTTATAAACATGAGCCAATACGAAACGCTAGTGCAATGACACAAATTTGTAGGCGAGTTGTTGCTAGCAATGAAGATCGTGCAAACAAAGCCCGAGAAATTATTAATGAGCATAAAAAGATAATTGTATTTTACAACTACAATTATGAGCTTGACATATTAATAGAGCAATGCGTAAAATTAAATAGAGCATATGCTCAATACAACGGACAGGTTCATGATGAAATACCAGATTCAGATGAATGGGTGTATTTAGTTAACTATGCTTTATCAGAAGCTTGGAATTGCGTTGAAACAGACCAAATGCTATTCTATAGTCTTAACTATGCTTATTGGGTTATGGAGCAATGTGAAGGTCGTATTGACCGTATAAACACGCCTTATGAAGAATTGCACTATCATATTTTGTTAAGTAAGTCATCTATTGATCAAGCAATCAAATCCATGCTTAGCAGAAAAGAAAAATTTAACGAAGAAGAATGGGGTAAGTTACAGTATGAAGGAAAGCAAATTCCAGGCAAATTTAATTCAAAGAATACGAGAGGAGCTACCAGGTTGTGAAATAATTAAGCAAGATGCACAGTATATCCAAGGAATACCTGATTGGATTATATTATACAGAGACAAATGGGCTATGCTAGAATGTAAAGAAAGTGCTCATGCTAAAACACGACCTAATCAGCCATATTATGTAAATCTATTTAACAAGATGTCGTTTGCTAGATTTGTATGGCCTGAAAACGAAGAAGAGGTAGTGGAAGATTTGATGCTATATTTAAAAGGAGAATAAGATGATTTGGAATGAACATAGAGAGCTTAGAGGAAAGCATGCTTTGTTATCACCTAGTGGGTATCATTGGATTAACTACGACACTGAGAAGCTCAAGAGATTTTATATTAACAAGAAGAAAGTAGAAGAAGGAACAGAATTACATGAGTTAGCTTCTTTATTAATTAAAAAGAAAAAGAAATTGGCTAAGTATAAACAGACTTTAAATCTATTTGTTAACGATGCCATATCTTTAAACATGGAATCAGAAAGAATTTTATATTACAGTGAGTTCTGTTTCGGTACAGCTGATGCCATATCTTTTAATGGTAATAAGCTTCGCATCTATGATTTAAAAACTGGAGATACTAAAGCATCATTTAGTCAATTAGATGTATACGCTGCTTTATTCTGTTTAGAATACAATGTAGATCCAATGAAGATTGAGATAGAAGAGCGCATATATCAACACAACAAATATGAAGAATGTACAGATGCTAATGAAACAGTTAAAGACATTATGAATGTTATCATTGAAAGTACAAAAGTATTAGAAGAATTAAGCGTAGAGTACATCTAATAGGGATATTTTAATTCGTAGAAAAAACTATCCCTATTATAGAGGGAGAGAACATACGTGTCTCTCCAATTTTTGTGTCAGGGAGGATCTAATTAGTATGAAAAATGATGAAATACTTCACTATGGAGTAAAACGAAGATCTGGTCGATATCCTTATGGATCGGGTAAGGACCCTTATCAGCATGAACATGATTTCTTAAATCAAGTTTATGAACTTAGAGATAAAGGTCTAAGCAATACTGAGATTGCTAGAGAATTGGGAATGACCAGAAAGCAGTTAGAAAATGAAATAACCATTTCTAACAATCGAATCAAACAAGGTATGATTAATCAAGCTAAAACAATGCATGAAGACGGAAAGTCTAATACTGAGATTGCAGCTAGATTAGGTATATCTGAAGGTTCAGTCCGTAATTATTTAAATCCAAAGACTTCTGTTAAGCAGGAACAAATGGACAGCCTTGTTAATACCTTAAAGAATGAGGTAGCTAACAAGGAATATTTGGATATTGGTAAAGGCACTGAGTACCAGTTATCACTGAATCAACAAATGGGTATATCCAAACAAAAACTTGATGCTGCTGTACAACAGCTAGAGCATGATGGATATTATGTACATAAGATTTATATTCGTGATGTGCATGACCAGAATAAATATACAACTGTCAAAGTTCTTACAAAAGAACCCGATAGTGAAGTTGTATACAAGAATAGTGATAAGATTCGTGCAGTAACCAATTGGACTGGAGATGGTGGAACAACATGGCAAGATCTTAAACCGCCATTATCAGTAGATTGGGACCGAGTTTATATTAATTATGGAGATAAAGGTGGTGCTGATAAAGACGGTACTATCGAATTAAGACGAGGTGTCAAAGACTTAGATATGGGCGGAGCTCGATATGCTCAGTGCCGTATTAAAGTAGGAGACACTCATTATTTAAAAGGTATGGCTTTCTATTCCGATGACATCCCTGACGGAAAAGATATTGTATTTAATACAAATAAACCATCTGGAACACCTAAAGAGAAAGTATTAAAGCAATTAAAGGACAACCCTGACAATCCCTTTGGAGCTTATATTTCTAGACAGATTGAGAAAGATGGTAAAGTCACAAGTGCTGTTAACATTGTTAACCAAGAAGGTGACTGGGTTAAGTGGAGCCACACCCTATCAACTCAGTTTTTATCAAAGCAACCAGTAGCTTTAATTGAAGATAGATTGAACGCCACATACGGAAGCTTGAAAGATGAGTATGATGAAATTAAATCTATTAAGAATCCAGTAGTTAAGAAATTTATGCTTGAGAAGTATCAAGAAGGATGCGATAAACAAGCACGACATCTTAAAGCCAAAGGTATATCTGGAGAAATGGCAGAAGTTATATTACCAGTAACTTCAATGAAGCCGACCGAAATCTATGCACCTAACTATCCTAATGGTAGTAAGGTTGTATTAGTTCGCTATCCTCATGGTGGCATATTTGAATTACCAGAGTTAACTGTTAATAACAAACAACCACAAGCCAAGAAGATGATTGGAAATGCTATTGATGCTGTAGGTATTCACCCATCAGTAGCACATAAATTATCAGGAGCGGACTTTGATGGTGACACAGTTTATGTATTACCTAATAATCGTAAAGGATTAAAGATTAAGACAGCTCCTTCATTAGATGAGTTGAAGGACTTTGATCCTAATCAGTATGCAGTAAAGACTGGTAAAACCATTACGCCAGAACAGAAACAAATACAAATGGGTATTGTATCAAATCTAATTACTGACATGCACATTAAGAATGCTCCAACTCGAGACATAGTTCGAGCAGTAAGACATTCAATGGTTGTTATTGACTCAGAGAAGCACAACCTAGACTGGAAGCAATCAAAGATTGACAATGGCATTGAAGCCTTACATAAAAAGTATCAAGGTCGTCCAGGTGGTGGAGCAGCAACGCTTATCTCTAAAGCAAAACAAACACAGTATGTTGATAAGAATGGAACTATTCTTAAAGAAAAGATGGTAGAAGAAGTAAGTAAGAAAGGAAGAAAGTACAAAAGAAAAGCATACTATACACCAGATGGAGTTGAAGTACGTAATCCTATTAAACAATACAAGATGGATGTAATTGATGATGCAAGAAAGCTATCATCAGGATCACAAGTAGAAGAGCGCTATGCTAACTACATTAATAAAGTTAAACTATTGAAGCATGATGCGGCTAAAGATACAGCAACTGTTAAGCTCCCACCTAAGAACAAAACAGCGGAAGCTAAGTATTCAGTAGAAGTCAAGTCTCTTAATCAGAAATTAACAAGAGCTTTAGCAAATGCACCGAATGAGAGACAAGTTCAGATCCAGGCCATAAACCAGTACTATCGTAAAATGACCCCCGGTATGACAAAAGATGACTACTCCAATTTAGCAACCCAGGTAACAGCTGGAGCCCGTGCTCGTGTTGGGACAAAGAACCAGGATCATAGCATCCATTTAACCCAACGCGAATGGGAAGCAATCAACGCAAATGCACTATCCCCTACTAAAGTAAGATTTATCTTAAATTATGTCCCAATAGAAGAATTACGTACCTTAGCAACACCACGCCAGGCAAATGTTATGTCCCCCGCTAAAATAAACAGGGCCCGGTCAATGTTAAGTTCCGGTAGAACTTGGACTGAGGTAGCAGATGCTTTAGGTGTACCAGTATCAACTGTACGTTCTGCCGTTATGTAAATAGAAAGGAGTGATAAGAATGATGCTTACTACAATTGATAACCCATACAATCCATACAAAGACATGGATAAATGGGAGATCTGGGATCACAAATACAAGTACAACACATCTGAGTATCTGGCTAGAATTGTAGCCTCCATCACAGATGTAACTGCTGACATTGATGAAGAAGCGATCACTGCTGCACAGCTTGACATTATTGAAAATGATTTAACAGGAATTTATGCTTTAATTGATGAGAATCATTCAACTCCTTTATCTAATAAAGCTTATAAACTTAGGATAGAAAGAGATAAAGTATTGAATAAAGAAAGTTAGCACTAGGGGAGGGGGTCCTCCGCCCTCGCACCCTTCTGCAT